AGCCGGCCATGCGGCGGTTATCGCTGCGCCAGTGGTCGGGTCTATCCGTAAATTTATGGAGCAGGAGGATGCGTCTGCCAACCTGAAAATCTCCATGATGCGCCGCGACGGCAGCTTCGGCCGCTTCAACGAAATCGACCGGCTGACCACCGAATGGGGCTCCGCCCTGCCGGGGAATAAAACCGACTTTACCAATATGGCGCTCGGCTTGAAGAGCCAGGGTATTTCGGATGAAACCATCATCAACGGCGGCGGTCTGGCTACCGCCCGGCTGAATACCGTGATGGGCATTCCGATTGCCGACGGCAGCTTTTTTGCCAAAAACATGGAGGCGCACGGCATCAAGGAGTCCGAGCTGCTGCGCTCGGCCGACCTAACCCAACGTGCCTATTTCGCTGCCGGCCTGAGTAAGGAGGACATGTATCAAGCCATGTCCTACTATGCGCCGAAGGTTAATACCCTCGGCCTGACCGGCTTGGAGAATCAGAAACAGATTTATGCGGTAGAAGGGTTGGCTGCTAATAAAGGGCTGGAGGGCTCCAGCTTCGGTACCAACTTCAATATGATGTTGAGCCAGTTATCCAAAGGGCCGGCCATGATGGAAATGGCCGCCAAAGGCATGAAAACGGAAGTGCGCGACATGGTGGAAAAGTCCGGCGCCCATTTCGACTTCTTCAACAAAGACGGCAGCATGAAATCGCTGCGTGAGATTACCGGCACGCTGGAATCTGAGTTCGGCAAAGTCCGCGCCCGCTTCGGCGACAAAGGCGTGATGGATGTAGCCGATGCCCTGTTCGGACAAGAGGGCGGACGCGTGGCCTCCATCCTCGGCCAGGCTGGTTTGGGCGGCTTCGACGCCATGATTGCCAAGATGGATCAGCAGGCATCCTTGGAAGACCGGATCAAAGTAAAAACCGACACCCTGTCGGGCGCAATAGAGGCGCTGGGCGGGATGGCCGAAAACGCCGCCGCCAAGTTCGGCGAAGTATTCGCACCTGATTTGAAACGGTTTGCCGCCTTTGGCCAAAACGTGATTGAGCAGTATGCTATGCCGTTTATCAGCAGGCATAAAGAAGCCATTAAAGTGGTTGCCGGTTTGGCGGTAGGCTTGATTGGGCTCAAACTGGTCTTCCTCGGACTTGCTTATGCCGGTTCCTTGGTTGCCATGCCTTTCCGCTCAATGTGGACGGGGTTTCAAAAGATCCGCTCCATGCGGAACATGTGGCGATTGTTCCGCATGAGCGGGGTATCGCGCGGCGTGAGCCTGCTGCGCGCCTTCGGCATGTCCGCCCAATGGGCGACCCGTATCGCCGGCGGCCTCGGACGGGTGGCCGCGCCGTTTGCCTCGGTATTCGGCCGTATCGGCCAAGGTGCCGGCGTATTCGGCAAACTAAATGTGGCATTGGGCTTGGTACGACAGGGCTTTATGTTTCTTGCCCGTTCGCTGCTAACCACACCGATTGGCTGGGTGATTATGGCCCTAGCCTTCGCCGCCGTGCTAATTTACAAATATTGGAAGCCCCTGAAAGCCTTCTTTGCCGGATTTTGGGAGGGACTGACTAAAGGCTTGGAACCGCTGACGCCGCTGTTTGATGCGTTTGTCGGCACATTGAGCGGCATTTGGACGGCCGTACAGCCTTATCTGCAACCTGTTTTGGATTGGTTCGGCGACTTTTTCAACCTGACTCAGGCAGGCGAAGGCAACGCCCGCAGCTGGGGGGAGTCGGTCGGCTCGGCTTTGGCTTCGGTGCTCAATACCGTCGTTTCTGTCGGCACCATGATAGTGGACGGCTGGCGGATGATTTTCGACGGCATCTTCTCATTGGCCGATTCGGCATGGACACAAATCAAAACCGCCTTTGACGGCGGACTGCTCGGCATCCTCGGCCTGATTCTCAACTGGTCGCCCATTGGCGCGTTCTATTCGGCCTTTGCCGCCGTACTGTCATGGTTCGGCATTGACTTGCCGGCCAGATTTACCGAGTTCGGCAGCAACATCATCCAGGGGCTGTGGAACGGATTGCAGGCAAAATTCGAGGCGGTACGGGCTTGGTTGGCGGAAAAGGCCGCCGCCCTGAAAAACACGTTTGCGGGCGTGATGGACATCCACTCGCCCAGCCGGGTATTCCGCCGGTTCGGCGGCTGGATGATGGAGGGCCTGCAAATCGGCATCAATCAGAGCGCACCGCGCCCGCTCAACGCCATCGGCGGCGTGGCTTCGGATTTGCAACAGCGTTTCACAAACCACACCTCATCCTTGGCCGCCTCAATGGCCGCCAACAGTGCCGAACTCTCTGCCGCACGGCAGGGCGCGGCCGCAGCGGGAGGGATAACGGTACATTTTTCGCCGACCATCCATGCGCCGGGCGGTAATCCGCAGCAGATTGAGGCGGCGTTGCAGATGGGTTTGCAAGAGTTTGAAACAATGTTCCGCCGCATGATGGACGACAAAGCACGGAGGGCTTATTGATGTATGCGATGTTGGGCGAGGTACGCTTTGAGCTTTTAAACAGTTTTACGTCTTTGGAAACTCAGCATGCCGCCAATTTTGCCAAACATGAGGTCTTGAAAGGCCGTCCGCGCCTGCAGGCCCTGCAAAACGAGCTGACGACGCTGCGTTTTTCGCTCAAGCTGCATTGGCGGCTGGGCAATCCCGACACGGCTTATAAGGGTCTGCTGTCGGCTTTGGAAGCGCAGCAGGCGGTGTCTTTGGTTTACGGCAGCGGCCGTTTTGTCGGATGGTTTGTGCTTGAGCGGTTGACGGAGCGCACGTTGATTCAGGACGCGCAAGGCCGGACGGCGGCGCGTGAATTGGATGTGGAGCTGACCCAGTTTGTCGGCGACCCGAATAATCCGCTCCCGACTCCAGCCGTCAAGTCGGGTGGGCAAAATCCGCTCCTGTCCTTATTGCCGGAGAGCGTGCAGGCAAAAGCGGGCAAATTGATTTCGGCGGTGGAAAAAGGCGTGAAAATTTACCGCGCCGCCGAAGCGGGTATCGGCGATATGCAGAATCTGATACAGGCTGCCAAAAATCTGAAAAACGACCCGGCCGGTGCATTAAACCTGTTGGGGGACGCACTCAATATCGGCGGCGGCACTTTGGGACGGCTCAATGCCTTGCCGGAAGTAACGGCGATTTTCGGAGACCTGAAAGGCGCGACTGAATTTGCATTGCAGGCCGGGCAAGCGGCCAACAGGCTGGGCGGTGCCGGCGGCGGGCTGACTGCCGTCGGGGACGGCGTGGCCGAAGCATCGGATGCGCTGGCAAACGGCTCTGCTGCCGCCCAGGCTTTGACCGGCTGGCTGGCGGCAAGGAAGGATAAATGATGAGTGCAGTCATACGCTACACCACCCAAGACGGCGACCGTTGGGACTTAATCGCGCACAAGCATTACGGCAACGCGCTGTTGATTGACAGCCTGATTGCGGCCAATCCGCACTTGCCGTTGGCGGAGGAGTTTACGGGCGGCCTGACGGTCTTTGTCCCCGTCCTCGAAACCAAACCGAAGAACAACCAAGAGGAGCTGCCGCCGTGGATGCGTTAGGCGCGTTTTTAAAATCAAAAGGCCTTGACGGTGGCGGCAGTACCCATCCGGTTACCATGCCCGATTTTGTCCTGTCTTACGAAGACAAGGATATAACGGCAGACGTCGCGCCTTATCTGATTTCGTTCAGCTATACCGATTACCTTGAGGGGCAGTCGGACGAATTGCAGGTCGATTTTGAGGATACGGACGGACGATGGCTGCGTCATTGGTATCCCGAACAGGGCGATGCTTTGTCTTTGAGCCTGGGCGACCAATTTACCGGGCTGGTCTCTTTCGGCAAATTTGAGATTGCCGAGATTGAATACAACCATCCACCGTCGACGGTCAGCCTGAAGGCCCTATCGACCGGGATTACCAAGTCCAGCCGCACTTTGCGCGGCAAGGCGTATGAAAATACGACTTTGGCCGCCATTGTCCGTCAGGTGGCAGGCCGTCTGAAGCTGGAGGTAACGGGTACGGTCAAAAACATCCCCATCAAACGGGTGACGCAGTATCAGGAACGTGATATTGAGTTTTTGGCACGTTTGGCGCAGGAGTACGGCCACAGCTTTAAAATCGTCGGCAACAAACTGGTATTTGCCGATAATGCCGAATTAAAACAGCGTCCTGCCGTTGCCGTATTGCTGCCCGAGGACATCATCCGTATCCGCCTGCGCGATTTGATTAAGGGTGTGCCGTCCAAAGTAGATGTCAAAGGCTACGATCCGAAATCCAAACAGACCGTGTCGGCCAGCCGCAGCAGCAAATCAAGACGCGGCAAAGCCAAACACGGCAGCACGGGCGATACATTGCGTATCGTGCCGAATAAGGGTGAGAGTACCGCCCAATTAAACGCCAGGGCAGATGCCAAATTGGCGGATGCGCAGGATGAC